CGGTAATTACTGGTGGCCTGGTACTCCTCCAGTTGCATATGAACAAGAATCAGGAGTTTTCCGTATACCAGTAGATAAGGATGGAAATCAGTGTTTGCCAGGTGACTGTATACTTCACCCTAACTGTCGCGTAGCTGAGTGGGACGATCACCCAATTTTAGGATTAATACCAAATCGTGATTGGTGTAGGCAATGGTTTGAAGATAATTTTTTAATAATTCCAGAGCGAGAGCTTTGTAAATATATTATTCGTTGGTACTGGTGGAATCATCGTAGAGAGAAACAATGGATTGAGTTCTCTAAGGACAAACGAGTAGGAGGGATGATAGCAGAGATATGGCCAGACGTAATGACATTATCGAAGCCTTAGTAGATCATCTAGGCACCAACACTGACGTACATGCGAATAATGTATCACGTAGTTATAAGTATTTAGATGATGTAAACGACTTTCCTTATATCACCTTTGTTCCTAGGCAGGAAAATCGTGATCACTATGGTGATGGTCGTAAACTTGCTGTGCTAGCTGTAGACCTGAGAGTCTATGTATATGATGGAGATTCCTCTGATATTGCAGATGAGTGTGAACGACTTGCAGATCAGGTTGAAGCAGCTATAGATACTTTTGCAGAGACATATCGTTTATACGGAGTTGAAGAGTCTAGAGTTACCACTCTTACTACAGATGACGGTCTTATGACACCTTATGGTATAGCCGATTTACAACTTTCAATTTTGTATGATGTAGATGTACAGTATGAAACACCTAACATACCTCTTACAGTAGATATAACCGACATAACCGTAGATAATAACTTCTACACGGGTGACGCCACAAGGAGATAAAATGGCAAAACAAACTATTAATATTGGAACTACAGCAGATGACGGAACAGGTGATCCGCTTCGTACTGCGATGGACAAAGTGAATGATAACTTTGATGAGCTTTATGATTATACAACTATTGATTCAGATATAACTGCAAATGCTAACGTTACTTACTCGCTTGGTAACGCAACTAATCAATGGAATCATGTGTTTGCTAATACTTATCATGCGGCTAATGCTGTTGTCTTTAATGGCGGTTCAGACGGAAACCTCACTTGGAATGAGACTGATGACTGTTTAGACATTACCCATAATGACGGTACAACTCTCCAAACAGGTTTGGAAAACTATATCCAGTTCTTCAACGATACTGGTTCGCAGATTGATAATGGAACCTATGTAGCTTTTGCAGGAGTCTATACAGGTGGACCTAATAATCCCACCGTTCAATTGATGAAAGGCGATGGATCTATTGATCCACTGTACGGAATTGGCATTGCTACCTCCAACGTCGCCAATGCAGCAGTCGGGCGTGCAGTGGTGTTGGGTAAGGCTCGTGACATTGATACTACAGGTACCGACGTAGGTGAGTCGTGGAGTGCAGGGCAGCTGCTATGGGCTAATCCCAACCCCGCCTACGCGGGCAAGCTGACCAATGTGAAGCCCACCTCTCCAAACGTTGCCATCTCAGTGGCAGCTGTTCTATCGACAGACGCTACCGATGGAGAGATCTTAGTTCGTCCAACCACCTTTGAGCAAAACTACTATGGAGTGTTTTCTCGCTCTACATCAAATGTTGCTCCTGCAACCAACACAGCAGTTCCTATTCTTCTAGATACAACTGCTGAGGCATCGGAAGGTATTGAAATTGGCTCTCCAGCTTCACGCATCGTATTTAGTGTAGCAGGATTGTATAGAATTGGAATTTCAGCAGAGTTTAGATCAACAAATGCCTCTTCTAAAGATGTATATCTTTGGTTACGAAAAGATGGAACTGATGTTCCAAACTCTGCTCGCGTCTTTACCATGACTAACAATGGAGCAAAAAGAATTGTAGCAGCTGAATACTCATTGAGTATGGCAGCTACACAATATGTTGAAATTTATTGGGCTACCACCGATATAGCTGGTGAGTTGTATGCTCAAGCAGCCAACGGCTTCGCGCCTGCGGCGCCCAGTCTTCGAGTGGTAATTTCTCAAGAATCTGATTAAGGAGTGAAGATGAACAACAATAATAACACAGCCGTAACTACCACTGTTGATGCACTCAACCGTAGCTTAGAGGCTCCGCCTCTTGACCCGGTGATGCTGGCGCTCGCTAACGACTACTTATCCGGTAAAGGGATAGGCGAACTTGCCGATGAGTATGGCATCACCGAAGATCGTGTAACCTCTGTGATTGAGAAGAAAGAGGTGAAGAACTATATAGATTCAGTATTCGCCACGCAAGGATACTTAAATCGTATTAAGCGCATTAACCTCATCAATTCAGTGATAGATCAAAAGATTCAAGAGGCGGTGGAGACAGGCATCTACTCAAAGAAAGACCTCTTGGACTGGATGAAGCACCTACAAGAAGTGGAAACTTCGTTGAAGCCGAAGCAACAAGGACCGGCGGTAGCAGTTCAGATTAACAACTATGACAAGCTGATGCGAGATTTAATGGAATGAGCTTCAACGATTGGGTTGAGCTGATAACGGTCTTAGGAAGACTGTTTTTTACACTCTTTTGTATAGGGTGGATTTTATATGGATGTATGGAGGCGATAACATGATTACACGACAGTGTAGAGAACACTGTGAGTCTGTAGGTGAAACACCAGTTCAACACCTATTCTCAGCTTTACAGGTTGCTCTAGAGNTACAAATTCTAGTTGTNGCGGTGACTATCCATGCTTTTATTCCTCGTTGGTTTACACACACTGCAACAAACTACATGAAACGGATACTAGCGAGGAGACGATGAACTTTACAATCGCTGGAGATTCATATTCACTCTCACTTCCACAACAGTATAATGGAGTATGTGAGTCATGGGCGTGGACCCTCTGTTCCACCTTCGGTGGACAGGCTATTTCAGCGAATGGGTGGTCAAATGTTGACATTCTTCGTAGAACTCAACACATTCACGAGTTTTCACCGATCATTATCAACCTCTCTCATCCAACTCGTGTGCCTCGTGCCTACCGTGAGGATGAGGATGAGTCGTCTCATCATCCTAATCAGATGTGGCAACTAAATCTTGATGCCTATAAACGAATGAGTGCTCGCTTTAAACGTGCCTGGTTTTGGACTCCCTTTCCTGGCTATGAGACGTTTGACGATATCACCACTCTCTACTTAAAAGGTGAGAACGACCTCTGGGAGGAAGATCCATACTATCCACGTCCCGTTCTTGACGGAATATCACGTGAGTGGGTGGCATGGAGTGAGAAAACAGGTTATACCGCCTCTCACTTAACTAAACAGGGGCATCAAACAATGATTAAAGAGGCATCAAAGAGGCTGAAACAATGGAACATAATTTGAGACAGGACTACATCTACTTATTAAAGTATCATGAAACGAATGGCACTTCATGGAGCAACCGAGAAAAAAATTTGCGAGCGCTTCGCGCTCGGTTAGAGGGGGTGCGTGACCGCCCCGCGAGGAGAAAGAATGTCAAAACAACCAAGAGATGATGGAAATGATCCAATTCCAGTGCTAGGGCTGCGCCCTAATGGAGGTTATCAAGTTCCATATACCGCTTCATCTAACACTTCACCTGCTATCGCGGGATCAATTCGTGTGGTCACTCTGTACTCCACCTCAGACTGTTTTATTGAAACTGGTGGCGCGTCAGTATCCGCTAACACGTCAAACTCACACTTTTTACCTGGCTCAGTTCCTTATGACATTTCTCTAGGAGCTGAAACAGATTCTACTCTCAATGATAAGTATGTAGCTGTCATTCAGAGCGCAAGTGCAGGGACACTCTATATCTCTGAGAGAGACTAATGCCTTTAGGTATTACTCGTCTCGTACTTTCAACCTCTGTAATACGCCGAGTATTTGGTGAAGCAGAGATTGGACTTGGTGCGTTTGATCCTCTCATCACTCAATCTGGTGATTTTCTTCAACTTAATCAGAGTGATCAGCTTATCATCCTTCAGCAAGATTTTGAGACTGTAGGCGATATCTTCATTACACAGGCTGGAGACGGATTAGTAACTCAAGATAATCGTGCAATTTTAACCCAACGAGAGAGTTAGATAACTTTTCATTCGACAGTCTAAGAGCGGTATGCGACAATATCAGAAATCAGTTCTCTTGGACTAAAGGAATTTAAATGGCAAACGTAAAAATTACCGATCTCACGGAGTTGTCGGCTGTTGATATAGCTAACGACGACGTGTTGCCCATCGTTGACCTAGGCAACGACTCTACCAAAAAAGTTACAATTGCTTCGTTAACTGCTACACTAGCAGCTGCCAACGACTTTGCCACCTATACTCTTTTAAACGCTAATATTGATCAAGTGTCTGCTAATGCTGATGCCTACTATACTCAACTCAATGCAAACATTGATGTTGTACAGGCTAATGTTTCCGCTCTTTCGTCCGTTTTAACAGTTTCTAATACAAACACCACTGATGATGTCACAGTAGGCACAGATGATCTAGTCTTTGCAGGAACTGGAGGTTTAACTCCTCTTATCACTAATGATACGGTTACTTTTCAGCTAGATGATACAGCTGTAACAGCCGGTCTTTATGGTGGAGTTGAAGGCACTACCACTAATGTAGCTGTAATCACTGTAGACGCTCAAGGTAGAATTACCGCTGCTTCAAATGCTACAGTTGCTGTTGATTTAGCTACTCTTGAAGGAAATGTTGATGTAGTACAAGACAATGTGGTAGCCGCTAGAAGGCAATATAGTTGCCCTCTCTACTAATGTTGATGTAGTACAAGACAATGTAGTAGCGGCAGAAGGTAATATAACAGCTCTGACTGCGAATGTGAATATAGTGCAAGATAATGTTGTCGCAGCTGAAGCAAATGTGGTAGCTGTTGAAACTCGTCGTGCAGACAACGTATTCTTCACTTATAACTCAACTGGCGATCAAGCTAATGTGATTATCAATGCAGCCAATGTTGAACCTTCTCAAAACAATGTATTTTCATTAGGCGCACCAGACAAGGTTTGGAAAGATTTATACGTAGGTCCAGGATCAATCAAGCTTGGTAATGTTACTCTGACTGCAGTTGAGACTGGTTTAAAAATTGAAGATGCTCAAGGAGACACAACTCAGCTTGATACTTCAATCGCTAATGTAGCAGCTAACCTTAACCTAATTCAAGATAATGTCAATGTAGTTTCTCAAGATGTAAGCAAACTAGAGACTCGTCGTGCTACTAACACAACAATCTTTATTAACGCCTTTACAGGTACAAATGCTGCTATTGTTGCTGCAGAGTCTCGTTTAAACTCTAACCTTGACATCACTAACGATAATGTTACAACTCTTACTACAACAGTGGATAACTTTGGTACCTCATCTAATGCTAATGCTGTGGCTCTTGCAGCGGGTATTGCTGGTATTTCTGTTGACACCGCTGCTGGTACTGAAACTCGTTTAAATGCTAATCTTGATATCACTAACGATAATGTCAGCTCTCTTACGACAACTGTAGATAATTTTGGAACCTATGCTAATACAAATTTAGATACAAAGGCGAATGTATCTGCTACATATTTCTTAGCTCTTGCTAATGACTATGCGACCTACACATTATTAAATGCTAATATTGATATTGTTCAAGATAATGTATCAACCCTGACTACAACTGTTGATAATCATGGTTCTTATTCTAATACAACTTTCGATACAAAAGCAAATGTTTCAGCTACCTATCTTCAACTTAATGCAAATCTAGACATAGTACAAGATAATATTGCATCAATCATTGATGGTACTACAGAGTTTACTGGCGACGTTACCATGCAGCAAGCACTTACTGTATCTGGTAACTTGTATGTAATAGGCGCACAAGTAGATTTAGGCATCTCTTCTGCAAGAATTGATGACGCCACACTGCTTTTAGCAGCTAATACCCCTGCTGACGCGCAGCTTGCTGCTGATGCTGGTCTTTTGATTAATCGCGGTCAAGATGCAAACGTGTTCTTTGGGTTTGCTCAATACGGAGATCATATTGACTTCATCTTTACAGATTCTCCTGGCGCTAATGTTACTCATCCTTCTATTGCTTATGTAGACGTTCATGCTAATTCGTTTGGTGCTGAAGGTACACACGATCCATCCTTCACAGCAGTCCATCACGCAGACCGTCCGACAACTGGCTTTTACTTTCCAACGAATGAAATTGTAGGTGTTATTGGTGGAGCGTATAAAGCTAATATTACAGCATCTGGTTTAGAAGCTGTAGCAGTTTATTCTGATGGAGTAGAACTTCGCGCAAATGATTCTGCTACTTATTTAGCTGCTTTATCTAATGACTATGTAACTCACACACAGATTACAGCTAACGTTGATATAGTACAGGATAATGTTGCATCCGTCGCTTCTCGTTCAGATGCTTTTGGTACCTATGCTAATTCAACCTTCTCTACCACTGCAAATGCAGCAGCCTTAGCTTCTGATATTGCAACTAATGAATCAACCCGATCTTCTAATGCAGCATCACTTGCTGCTGGAATTGCTACAAAGCTTGATTCCGCCGATTATACAGCTTCAGATGTACTTACAAAGATTAAAACAGTTGATGGAGCAGGTTCTGGACTTGATGCAGATCTTTTAGATGGGCAATCTTCCACATACTACGCAGTTGAATCTACTCGTTCATCAAATGCTGCATCTCTTGCAGCGGGCATAGCAGGTATTACACCAATTGGAACATCTGATATCTCAGATAATGCAGTTACAATAGACAAGTTGGCTGCAACACTCGACTTAGGAGCACTCTCGTAAATATATTTTGACCACAGGTTAAAATTATGATAGAAAGGTAAACATGAGTATAAAAGTTTCACCCTTTGTAGGCGGTCTTGGTATAGATGCCACTGATAAATTCGAAGTTCAAGCTAATGCCACTGCTACAGTTGGTAACGGTACCACTACAGGTAATGTTCACATAGGGGGTAATGTGGGTATAGGCACTGACAGCCCAGGAGCAAACAAACTTTCAGTAAATGGCGATTTAAACGTTTCAGGCACATTTGATTTAGGAAGCTTATAAGGAGTAAGTAATGGCTACACAGCTACAATTTAGACGAGGAACCTCAGCTCAAAACAATTCCTATACAGGACTTGTAGGTGAGATTTCTTTAGACACAGATACAAATAATATTCGCATTCATGACGGTTCTACTGCTGGTGGTGCAGAAATCATTCCATCAGGAACGATTGTTGCATACGGTGCAGCTAGTGCTCCTACTGGTTGGTTACTGTGTGATAATTCTGCTGTGTCTCGTACTACTTATGCTCGTTTATTTGCTGTGATAGGTACAGGATTTGGTGTAGGAGATGGCTCTACCACTTTTAATGTTCCTGATTTGCGTGATAAAGTTCCACTAGGTAAGGGCACAAATAATACTGCCCTTGGAGCAACTAATGGTTCAGCTGCTGCATCAGCAGTAATGGCTTCTGCGACTAAAACTGGAGTTACAACTGCGTCTTCTAATACAGGTACAGGAACTACCGGAACTAGTACCTCTGGAAACTCCACTGTTACTATTTCTGGATCTACCGCTAACGCTACTTCAACTACAGCCGCTTCTAACACTGGTAACTCTACTTCTACTACAGTAGGATATAATGCAACAAATGCTCCTACTGTTGTAACAGGCACAGGCAATACAGGAACTGGTAATACTGGTAGTGGGACTACTGGCACGAAAACAGGGCTTGTCACTGTTGCAAGTAATACAGGTACAGGAACAACTGGGGGTGGTACGTCAGGAGGTACAGGCGTTACTATTTCTGGTAATACTGCTAACTCTACAGCTACTACTGCTGCTTCAAATACTGGAAATGCCACCTCAACAACTGCAGCTTCTAATACAGGAGCTGACGGTGCTGGTGATTTAACTACAACTGTTTACACAGTTAACCAAACTCTTGCTTCAGGTACTAAAGACGTTACTCAGGTTTCTTTGGTAACTTCTGTTAACCAAACAAACCATACTCATTCAATTCCTAGTCTAACTGTTAATAACCACAGTCACTCTATACCTTCGCTGACCGTTAATAACCACACTCATGGCGTTGGTAACTTAGCTGGTGCAAGCCATACTCACAGTGTTCCTGGATTGTCTATTCCGGCTTTAACTATACCTGCACTTAGTGTTGCGAATCACAATCACTCAGTTCCTTCACTCTCTATTCCTGCACTTTCAGTACCAGCTCTAACTATTCCTTCTTTGACTGTGAACAATCACTCTCATTCAATTCCTTCTCTAACTGTAAACAACCATACTCACGGTGTTGGTAACTTAGCTGGAGGTAATCACTCTCACAGTGTACCAGGCTTATCTGTACCTGCACTTTCTATTCCTTCACTTAGTGTTAACGGTTTTACTGTAAATACAACCTTGCCATCAGAGGTCGTTCAGTATATAATCAAAACATAGGAGCTACTATGTCAGACATTCGTGAGCTAGATCAAATACAAGTAGAAATTGAGCGTCTTCATGAACGTTCACAAGCAAACAAAGCAGAGATTCAGTCTCACGAAGCTGTTTGTGAAGAACGTTATCAAAACATTGTTGATATGTTTCAGCGTCTTGAGGCTAGGTTGGATAAGATTGATACTGAGGTAGATCAAATCCGTGATTTAGCTACTACGGGTCGTGCTTCTCTTAAAACCTTGTTATGGGTTGGTGGTGTGACT